GCCTCTCTGGCCTCCCACAAGTCCGTCAGCTTGTCCCGGCGGTCGGATGTGATCTCGCCGTAGCCGTAGGCCTCTTGGATCTGTTCAAGGCTTTCCCATCCTTCCAGTTCCGCGAACGGGTCTGCTTCGGCTTTCGCCACGCTGCGGGCGCGGGTCTTTTTCTTTATGTACCGGTTCATGGCCTCCTGGATTGCCTGCCGGGCGGTTTCCTGGGCCTTGTAGATGGCTTGCATTTCGTGGGCCTTCTTCTGCTGCTCGGTGGTAGCCTCCCAGGCCTTAAACATGGAGCCTTTCTCGATCATTGGTGTGTCTCCTCTCAAATGTTCAGGTGCAGCGGCCGCCCTGTTGCAAGCTGCCTGTGAATAAATTCCCTTTCAAGGCAGTTGCTCACCATGACCAGGGCTTGCAGCTCACCAGGCAAAATCTTGCCGTCAAGGTAAAGCCGCTCCATTTCCGGCTGCCGGGCGTGGAGTTCTCGGATGGCCGCTTCTGCGTCCTCCCATTCGATCAGGTCGTGCAGTTCTCCGAGCGCCTTGTCAAAAGCGCTTTTCTCCGTCATTGTTTCCGCCTCCTTCAAGAGCCCCTCATTGTGCATTTTTCTTCCTCCACTCCCTGTTCCAGGCAATCACCGTGGGCTTGTAGTGGCCGCACGCGGTACATACAACGCCGTGCAGGCTGCCAAGCCAGGCAATAAGCCAGGGCGTTGCGCAGCCATAGGGTTTCCCGTGGGCCAGGTAAATGCTGCCGCACTTCGGGCAGGGGCGGACGAGAACCATCTTCTTTTTCATGCGTGTTCCTTTCTCTTGTATTCTGCGTTCCATGCCTCCACGCTCTCCGCATGGAATTTGCACAGCACACAGAAGATCTCTTTCGGGCCGCCGTCTGCGGGCGTTGCCTCAATAATCAGCGGGCAGCCACACTTCGGGCAGGGTGTCGGGATAACAGGTTGCTTCTTCATGGCTTTTCCTCCACATAAAACCAGGATTGCGGCGGCTGCTCAATCCTTACAGGCTCGTAACCGAATTTTGTCGCCCGCAGCCTTGTGAAATCGCTCAACGGCCGCGGGTGATCGTAAATTTTCAGGTCGGAAATGTGCCAGCCGCAGCCGTCACGGCCTTTGAGATATTTTTCGGCGGTTTCCTTGCTCATGCAGGCCGCTTCAAGAAGTTCATCGGCTGGTTTGTAATATGATCCGGGCGCCATAACGTACAGGCTTGCCGATTCCCAGCTTCCTGTTTCTCCAACATGGGTTAGGCCGGTAATTTTCTTACAGGTGAACTCGCCAATGACGCGCCCTCTTTTCCCTGGCCATCCACCGTGTTTCTTCGCGGAGACGTCCCAGTTGTCGTCGTCCAAAATAAACTCTTTACTCGCTGTCCGGGTACAGTAGATGTACGCCTTAAACGGCGTCCCATGCACAGGGCAAGTCCTGCGCACCTCAACTGTCTTTTCTCCGTCAAGAATTTTCTTGCACCATTCAGGCCTGATGCTCAGCAAAACAGCTTTACTCATTTTTCAGCCTCCCACGGTAGTTTCGGAAGCGGCATCCAAACGCGGACCGCCTCCGGGTTCTTTCTGGCGCACTGTAAGGACGTAGCGACCGCACAGTGGGCACCGGCGTGGGCGATCAGAACGCGGCCGCAGCAGTCGCCGTCTTCCTCCTTTGGAGGCTCCTCTGCCGTGTAGCGCCAGCGCTGGGCGTCCTGGGCTGCTGCCGTCGGAGTGTTTTCCACAACGCAAACAAGCTGCTCCAACTCGTTCTCCATGTCCGGGTTATACCAGCCGCCCAGGATTTCCGGGGCCAGGTCGCGGATTCTCTGGATCACATCCTCCGCGTAGACCACACGTTTTTCGCTCATTTCTTCGCCTCCTCAAAAATCCCAGTCGGACGGAACGCCAAGGCGGCACGCTCCGCCGCACTCTTTGGTGGATGGTCTGTTAAAAGGGCATCCCTGGCAGCCTTTTCCTGCCGCCAAATGTTCGTGGCAAAAGTCCATCAAGTAATGGGCCATATCTTCCGGGCTCATTATGGCAGCTCCGGAGCTGGCTTTTTCCTCCTCGGTTTCAAAGAAAAACGCAATCGGTTTTTCATTTTCAACGACGTTCCCGTAGGCCACGCCAATTTTATAAATATAGTTGCCGCGCAGCTTGCGGGGAATCTCTGCAATACACCGGCGAAATACTTCCAGGGAGTTTGCGCGCTTGTAGTGGTTGCACATCCGGCAGGCTGGCATAAGGTTTGAAATGTCATCTGCCGCGCCGTCTGCTTCATTCCATACCCGCAGCGGCCGGAAATGATCGACCTGCATATCCTTGTAGGCAATCGCCCTACCGCAATACGCGCAGCGGCCGCCGTACTTCTGGTATACCGCCTCACGGGTTTTCTTATTGATTGCCATTCTGTGTCACCTCATTCGGCGGCAACGGCATCCAGCCCACCACGGTGCAGTCTATCTTGTTGTTGTAAACGTCGTCCGGGTTGAAGTGGCGGTATTCCCACCAGCCTTCCGGGATTCGGTAGTCGTCCCGTTCCTCGTCGTATGTTCCCCAATCAGGGAGATCTTCCCAATTCCATTCGCTGTCCTGGGAGAAAACATTGCCGTCCTCGTAGTGCGCCGTTGTAATGCCCATATAGCCATTATAACGGTACAAAACCAGCACTTCCGTTTCGACCTTCGGAGGGTCTTTGTCAGGGTCGCGCCAGGCCGGGATCATCCTCTCCGGGTCAATAACCGGCAACGATTTCAGCTCCTCGATTTCGTCTTCTGCCGCTTCCTCAACCGTCAAGGCTTCTGTGGAGCCTTCCAGGTCTTTCAACTCCTTTTTGAGGTCTTCCAGGAGCGGGCCAATATCAGCGATTCTTCTTTCAGCCATTTTCTTTTCCTCCGAATCCATCCCAGCCCATCGGGCTGCCATAAAGCGGGCAAAGCGGTCCTTTATTGCCCTTGTTGAATATGCAGCTTTCGCAGCAGTCCACCTTCCGGCGCTTCTCGCAGTAAAGCCGAATGACTTCCGCGGCTGCCGTGGCATCCACGTCTTCGTCCGCCCGGCTTTTGCCCTTCCCGCCTGTTGTCAGCTTGTCCAGTGCATCAACAACGTGCATAACGGCTTCGGCTGCTTCACGGTGGCCTTGCAGCGCATATCCTCCGGCAGCGCCAATAAGGAGGCGCCGGAACGAACCGGCTTCAACAAATACGTTCTTGCTCATTTCTGCGTCTCCCTTTCCAAAAGCTGGTCAAGCTGACGGATCATCTGCTCGAATATGCTGCGGCAGTAATCTTCCAGCGAGAATTTTTCGCCGCAGGCCTCCGCCATCATTCTTGCCTCTGTTGAGCAACTCATTTTCCTTACAATGCCGTTTGACTTGCGCATGGTTATACAAAACTCGCCCTGGAATATGGAAGTCGAAACCTTCGCTTTTGCGCCCTTCTCTTTATATTCCTTGCAAAGGTTTTCAAAAATTTCCTTCATTTTGTATTCTAAGTCAGCATTCTTAAAACCCAAAAATTCAGAAATGCCATAACTTCCGCCGTCGCAATGGTGAATAGAAAACAGTGTGGGGGCATTCATGCACAGTCGCCCAGGCTCAATGCCGCTTGCAATCAGCGCCGCTTCGTTTGCGCCATTCATGGCAGCGTGTCCGGTGTCCGTGCCGCCTTCAGCGTATTCCTTTCCGCAAAGGCGGCAACGGTACACAGAAATATATCTAGTCATTCCCGTGCCCCCGCGCCTTCCGAAGGTGCTTCATTTTGTAGGCGGTTGCCTGGTAGCCCTGCCAGCGTTCAGAAAACCACTGCTGCCAGGTCGCGCAGCCCGGGAAGGTCTTTCGGTTGTCGCCTTTGCCAATGGTAATGCTCGTGCAGCCAGCGGAAGCGCATTTGAGGCAAGGACTGTCCGCTGGGCGCGGGAGGTTGTCTGTGCTGCTCATTGTGTGTTCTCTCCTTTCGCCTTATTTCCGGCCCCTGCGGGCCTTCGGCGGCTCGCTGTTCATGGGCTGGTATCTGTTCTTGTTCTCGTTCCACTCAAGCGCCACAGGGGCCTCACAGTTCAGGCACGGCATATCAAATGCGGCGTCCTGGATATTCGTGTGGTACCGGTAGGCGCTGCCGCACTCGCGCCAGATCTTGACCTGGCGCATATTTTTGAGCTCCGTTTTCCCGCCGCACTCCCGGCAATAACACGAGGAAATCGGCGTCTTTGCGCAGAAGCCGCGTTCCTGGCCGCATTTCTCGCAGCGCACATACAGGAAGCCGGTAAACTTTGCCTCGACGGGCGGCTCCGGGGCCCTGTGGGCGCTTTCGGCGGGCTGTGCAGCTTTTGCCCTTTCCAGAATGTCCGGCCGCTGCACCATGCGCTTTTTCTGCGGCTCGGGCTTCTGGAAAGTTTTCGGCGCAACCGGCGGCTGATCGGCTGCGCCCTTTTCGGGCTTCTTCGCGGCCTTTTCCAGCGGTTCTTCCTGTCGCTGCTGGGCGGCCGCCGTCTCCTTCTTTTTCAACTCGCCGAGGATCTCCACGGCCAAGTCGTCCAGCGTGGCCCGCTCCGCCGCCGTGTGGCCCGGGTCGCCAAATGCGGCTCCCGCCTCGTAGCAAGCCCGGCGCAAAACGCGCAGTTCTTCAACGTTGAAGGCTTCAAAACGTACTTTTTCCATGTGTTTCTCCTTAAAGCCAGGCTTCCACAATGCTGTCGTCCGGTGCTGCCGGAAGGCGGCTCATTTCAGCCGGAATTGTCTTTCGTAACTCTTCCAGGGTGTCTTCCAGGGCCATGTATTGGGTGCTCGTCGGGACGCTCATGTCCCATAGGCGGGCAACGTAGCGCCGCGGGTAGTCGTCCTGGTTTGCGGTCACGATAATAACGGGGATCGCGGCCTGCTCCGTCAGCTCCTCATAGTCGAAGCGGGCTAAATAAATATCGTCACTCATTCCAGAACTCCTTCCAGCTTTTCAATGGTTTCCAGGTAGGGCAGGCCGGTGCGGCCGCCGAGGTTTACTTCCCAGGCCGGAAGAAAATCTTCCGGGGCTGCGCTCGCCATGGGTGGCGGCGTCCATGTCTGGCCGTAGGCCGTCACGGTGGGCGGTGCGCGCTTTTTCTTGGCCGTTCCCTTCTGTGCGGCCCATGTGTTCCTGGCAGCCCGCCAGAAGGGCCAGGGGACGGCAAAGAAGCGGCGAAGGCCGAAGCTAACCAGGATCATGCCCACCGCCTTGTCGGTCGTCCAGGCGTCCAGGAAGGCGGCTTGATGCGGCTGTACTGCGTCAAAGTCGATTCGGCCGGTGTGCGTCTGCTTTGTCTCCACCGCAACGGGGATGCTGTTGTATCGTCCCAGGAAATCAACGCAGGATTTATGCTCCACCTTGCAGCTCTTGATCTGGCCGGTGCTGTCTCGTATCGGCAAAAACTCCGTTGGTACCTTGTAGACCACAGCTTTTCCGCTGCGGGTATACAGGTCGTTCACCTGTATAACGAAGTCCTCAAAATCACGGCCGCGGTTTGCGAATGTGTTGTAACTTCTCATGCTGCCCTCCCTGGGTTTTATTTTTCTTCTGCCACTCACAGAGGGGGCAGATGTAGGATTGCCCGCCGCCTTTTGTTATGCAGCTCACGTTCCAGCGGTTCCCACAGGTCTTACAGATCCGGTAGCACCGGCCGTTCTCTGTGCTCATTTCGCCCTCCATGATGGGCCGTCAAGCGGAACTGCAAGGCACATTTCCCGGAGGCGGTCAATCATCTTCTGGGCGTTTCGTTCGCTGCACCCGGCCGGTGTCAGGCTCCGGGTCAATTCCTCGGTGCCGCAGTTGGTCGTTACGATCACGGGCATATAGGCTTCATAGCGGGCATTTACGATGGTGAAGATCATGGATGAAGTCCACTCGGTTGCCGCCTCGCTGCCCAGGTCGTCAATAATCAGCAGCGGGGTTTCGGTGTAGAGCTTCAAAATATCCGCCTCGTCGCCCTGGCCGTTGTAGGTCCGGCGCACGTTCGCCAGAAGGTCGATCATGGTCATGCACAGGGCCGGGGTGCCGTTTCGGATCAGCTCATTTGCAACGGCTGCGGCCAGGTGTGTTTTGCCGGTGCCATAGCCTCCAACCAAGAAAAGGCCGTTGCGCTCCCGCTGCGGGGGTACTGCTTCGCCGTCCTCCCCCTTGCCGGGAAGCATCTGTGCTTTGAACGCTGCCGCATACTCCTTGCAGGCGGTATAGGCCTTCTGGTTCTCCGGCGTCACCCGGAAGCGGTCAAAGGTCCTGTTCTGGAAGCGGGCACCCATGCCGCTGTCACCCAACAGGCGGTTTATACGCCGGTTGAAGGCTGCGGCGGCTTCTGCGGCTGCCCTGGCTTCCTCTGCGGCCTTGTTCTTGGCCTCTGTCCTCTCCCAGTAGGCTTGCGCCCTTGGGCAGGTGCAGCGCTCCGGCTGCGAATCCCAGCCGAACACGCGGTGCGGCGCAATGGCCGGAAGGAGGAAGCCCCTGTATTGCAGGGTTTTGCCGCAGAACTTGCAATGCTCCGGCTCCGGTGCCGGTTTGTCCATCTTGTAGCCGCGGCGGATTGCCTCGTCTGCCAGGATGGAGGTTTCACGCGGTGTGGAATCCTGCGAGGTCCTGGGTTGCCGGGACTGCGTCCCGTTGGCGATCATATCGCCCAGCTTTTCCATTTCGTGCTTCCTCCTTTGTCCATTTATCCGCATCGACGGCCGCCGCAAGGTCTTTCACGTCCTTCTCCCTATACCGCGCCAGTACGCCGCGGGTATATTTCCAGTTCGGCGCTTTGTTTCTCTGGGCGATTTCCATTGCGTGGATCACCACGTCGGCGCCAAACTCAGCGACAGCCTGGGTCAGGTCTTCAAGCTCCCAGCGCGGCGGCGTCGGGTTTATGTTGTTCAAGTAAAACTGTCCAGCCCGGGCCAGTTCTGGGTCTGTGCGTGGTTCCGTCCTCTGCGGCGGCTGCGGGGCCACGACAAGCGGCTTTTGTTGCGGCGCAGGGACTTTGCTTGCCTCCGTCCTCGCGGCCTCTGCGGCCTTCTCTGCCCGCTTTCGCTCTTTGAATCTCCGTTGCCGTTCTCGTGCTGCATCCCGGCGGGCTTCCGCTTCAATCTGTCCTGTGTTTTCGGCCCAATCATGGAGCCGGAAGCCGTCTGGTGCTT